ACTCATTGATTTCTAGCCTGTTCAAACAAGATATTATTAATGTTGAACAACGCAGTCCATTTGGAATTATGTGGAATTTCTTGGAACGGCTTGGAATGATTTGGAACGATTTGGAACCCTTTCCTGTTACCAAACCTGTTACCACTTCTAGAAAACCTGTTACCAAAATCCTTCATTTCGGACTTGATTTATAGGAAATAGCTGTTTCTAAGCTCCTGTAAGCTCTATTTGGCTGCTAAAAATGGTTAAAAAATGAAAGAAAGAGTAAAAGTGGTCTTCGACCGTAAAGGCGCAGCTAAGAAGACAGGTGTTGGTAAGGTAGAGTTGTTAGTCTATCTATCATGGACACAAAGAAAATGGGAAACAGTTGGCACAGCAACAGCTGACGACTGGCAAGTTATGGCACAGAATTTAAATATTCGTACCAAAATTAAGTATTACGAGGGTGTTATCAAAGCCATGGAAACACTTGGTGAAGATATGACTATCGAAAACTTCAACAAGCATGTTGACACTCCTAAGGCTAAGGATAAAACTGAAGATAAGAATTTCTATAATGGCACCAATCTCAAATTGCCATTTGTAGAATATTGCCGTGAACACTTAAAACAGGAGAATCTTGCCAAGAACTCCATCAAAGATCATAATATAGTGTTTAATGCAGTTGAAGCTTCTCACTGTCTCGATACATTTGGCGACCTTACTAAGGCCAATGTTATTGCTTTTGATGCCTATCTTCGCCGACAGAAGAATAAGTCCGACTATACCATACATGGCTACCACAAAAAAGTGAAGAAGTATACTAAGATTTTGTGGCAGATGGAAATGATTGCCTCAGACCCTTATCAGTATGTCAAATTTCCAAAAGGTAGTAACAAAGAGCGCAATCCACTAGATGAAGCCGAACTTCTCAGCATGCGAAATTTAAAATGCAAAGGTCACCTCGACCGCGCGCGCGATCTATTTATATTTATGGCCTACACAGGACTCGCTTATTGCGATATGGAGTTATTCGATTTCAACACCATGACCGTTGAGCGTCCGGACTATACCTATATCGATGGCGAACGTCTGAAGACTGGTTCCAACTTCTTCACCCCTATTCTTCCACCTGCTATGGATGTTCTGAAGAAATATAACTATAAGCTCCCTGTTATAAGCAACCAGAAGCTTAATGAATATTGTCATGTGCTCGAAGCTCTCTGTCAGATTCACAAGCCCGTGACCTGTCACATTGGACGTCATTCATTTGCAACCTTGATGCTCAGCTATGGATTCTCATTAGAGACCGTCAAGAAGATGCTCGGGCACAAGGACATCAAGACCACTCAGATTTATGCCAAACTCTCTAAGAAGAATGTCGAGGATGACGTAAAGAAAAAGCTCAAAAAGCTCAAATAGGCTCCAAGATTTTGAAAAACGATCCCTTTATCAACTGCGACTTTCCCATACTTTCGTGGAAGGTCGCAGTCAGTTTCTCACAGACGTACTTACCCCCATCTATATAGAACACAGCTCTTGGGTCAGGTATATCATCCGACAGGAAAGAGAAATTATACTTCTTCTTTGAGTCAATCTGATACACATATTTCTTCGACTGCCCATCAGCATCATATTCCTCTTTTTTATTGATGCGCAAGGAATACGGTGTTTCAATAGCCGTAAAGTCATCATCCACCTCGATGCTGTCTACAATTGGCCTTGGCAACTTCCCAGGATGCCTGTCACTGCCATCATAGAAGGCAACATATATTTTGTCAAAGTACGCATCGCTCTTGTCCTGCTCACCCTGAGCAATAGCCTTGCCAGCATTCGTCTGAGCCAATGCACCACTGTTATAGTCCGTATCATCTGTGACTGTTGTTCCCCGGCCATAGCCTTCACCGCCGAATCTGTGGCCACCACTGGTAAATCCGCTGCTCGACGTATTTCCGTTCTCGTCTGTCTCTTCCGTCCACGAGTCAGCGCTGGCCATCTCGCCGCATTCCAGAAACAGACACTGCCCTAATTCATCGTCAGTATAGTCAATCCATGCAGGTACGATATTCAGTTCAACCTCCTCTGCATCCTTATCCATCACCTTTTTGCCAAACTGATTCACAGGCATCAGGCGGTTCGTGTACTTATAATAATTATAGTCCGTATCATCGTGGTATATATGGAATGATGTCACAAACTCCGACTTATAGCACCACATGATAAAGTACGTGTCCACATCCTCCGCATAGAACAGCTTGTGACCTTCTGAGCCGTTGGGATAGCCTCTTGTGTATGATGTCCCGTGCCTTCTGCCGCTCGACCAGGACTCCACACCACACTCCTTCAGCGTACTGGCATGTACCAGCAAGTCATCCAAGGTGGCAAAATTCTCTGCATCTTTCTTATGCTCATCGATATACCACTGGCAGCTTCTGTATGCCCACATCCTGTTATCGTTCTCAGCATAAGCCAAGTTTGTCACGCCCTTATACTCCGACTTGCTTTCTCGGGACACCTCCACCGTGTACTTGTTCACCACCTTGTCTATTCTTACCGGCTGCGTCTTCCTCGCTATCCTGTGCGAAAACTCAAAGCCGATGGTCTTAGCCTTATGATTGATGGCAAACTCCCCGTCCATCAACAGTTCCAGCTGCTCAAAGAACTCCGTCAGCGTCCAGTGCGGCAAGGCAATAGCGAAATTCCATGCGCTCCACGTCCAAGGCAGCGTATTACATATCAGCAGGTACTGAAACTTGCTATTCTCTATCGCTCTGAAATCACCAGTATAACCGATAACGTCACATATCTTATTTAATATATATAGAAGAAACGGCTGATAAGTGATGTTTGCCCTTGTATTCGACCAAGTCCAATTGCCGTTTTCATCCTTTTTAGCGGCATTCTGTAAATTACCAGACGTGTTATTGACCCACGGCAGAGCCACCCAGTCACAGCCAGGATAACCATCCCACCACACTTCTTCAGGCCAAACACGCTGCGCATTGCGATTGTCATAGTCAGGATAGCCCAGCTTCAATTGATTTAGGTATATGTCATCAAACGTATCGTCAAAGTTCTGTTCCGAACGCCCTTCCAAGAACTGCGTCTTCACCTCCGTTTCAGAAATCTGAGTAATCGTAATGGAGCCAGACTTGAAAAAGCCTTTATCACGAATGTCACAGTCGAATACCACCTTTGACTTCTCCACGTCTTGACGGTGGATGTGCCCGAAGATTGCGATGTTCTGCGGGCAATCCTTTAATGGGAACGTAATAGTCAAAGTATAACTATCAGAACCCGTAAACATGCTGTTTTCGCTGATATACTCAAACGATGTATTCTTCTTCAGACAGGCCAACTGGCCATTGATAATGATTTCCATAACTTATTTTCTCCTTGATTTTGGTGTCTTGTTACGCATCAGCTGCTCATATTCATCCTGAGCCTGCTTGATGCCAGTATCTCCAGTAACTGTGTTGACAGTCACAAACGGCTCATTCAGACGGTCTTTCAACTGACGGATAACCTCTGCATACTCCTTCATGGCCATGTGTGTTGCTGCTATTTCAGTCTGTGCATCACTCTGAGGCGATTGCACTATGACTGTTGGCGTGTTTGATGCGGACTGTGCGTAAACGCTCGGTGCAACGATGCTTCTTGAAACATCTTCTGAGCGTAACGACCCTATAGTGTTCGTTCGTTGCGCATAGTCCAGGGCATCAATCATCGGGCGGGCTACGGGGGATTGCAGCAACTGATGACTGGCCACCCATTCCCCTTTGTGTACTACACCAGCCACTTCATCCTTCTTGCCCTCGCCAGTAAAACCACCAGATGCATAACCCTGTGCCATTGCTGCCTCCTGCTGCTTCTTGATGGCTGCAACCTGTAACATACCTGCTGCTACTGCCGTTGCTGCCGCTATAGGTGCCAGGATATAACCAACCACTGGCACAGCTGCAGCACTACTATAGGCATTGATGGCCGCTGTTGCCGTCTGCGCTACAGCCTGCATCACCTGCATGGTGAACATCTTCTTATTGGCCTCGTTCTTGACCTTGGCCACCTCCTTCTCCTTTTTCTGCTCCAGCTTCTTCACCAGATAGTTATTGCCCTCGGCATTGGATATCTCCGTCTTGTATCGTTTCTCTATTGCTGATACCTGAATATCCGTTTCAGCCTGAACAAGTGAAGTCAGCTGCTGGAAGATGCTGCTCATTCCGGAACTGATGACCTCCAAGGAACCAGTGACGGCCTTACCCATGTCTGACTGTAGCCATTCCTGCATGTCCTCCGTCCATTCTTCGAGGAAGTTCTTGTTCTCATCAAGACTGTCTATATTGTACTTCTGACGCAAAGCCTTCTGAGCCTTCAAGTATGTCTCTTCAATGCGAAGTTTCTCTTTGGCATTGTTGCCTGCAGCCTGTATTTCCAATTCATAGACCTGCTTCAGAGCCTCCAAGTCAGACATGTACCTGCTCATGCGCTCCCCACTGTTGGGGCCAAAGAATTCCTCTTTCAGCTTTCTCAACTGATCCTGGTGTTTCTTCTCAGCGGTTTCCGTTTCTTGCTGATGCTTCTTTTGGTCGGAAACCAACTTGTCCTGATAAGCCTTTTGAGCCTGCACATATTCGGTGGAACCCTCTTTATACATCGTACTCATACGGCGAAGGTGATTCAACTCCAACAGTTCAAGCGTCTGCTGATACACCTCAGTAGAGACTTCACCATCAATGAAACGTTGCTTCTGAAGGGCTACGGATTCATTGTAGAGCTGGTTTTCCTGTTCAACAGTCATCTTTGTGTGCTGTTCAACCTGCTTTTTCTGAGCCTCGAAGTAACTGGCCTGTGCTTCCAGCTTCTCTTGTTCCGTCAGGTCAGTATGTTCCAGTATCTTCTTCTGATACTCTACCTCTATTTCAAGAATTCGTTTCTGGTACTGTTCATAGTTGACCTTGCCAGTGGCATACGAAATACGATTCAATGCCTCTTCCTGAGCCTTCCACTCCTTTTCGGCCTTGAATTTATCTTCCTTTTTTGCATTATCCTCCTTTGGTGGTGTATAAGTACCGCCACCTTTGGCACCTTTGCCGTCACCAAGAGCACTAGCTTCATCCGCTAACTTCTGGTTGGCGGCTGTCATGGTATCAACGATACTGTTATACTGATTCACGGCGGCATCAAGCTTCTGCAGTTTTGCTTTCCATGCTCGATATGCCGTCGGGCTGACGCTGGCCTGACGCATAGCAGAGCCTTCATCCATGCCAGACTGCTTTTCATTGAAATAAGCATTCTGAATATTCGAAGGAGCATTGTTAAAATGTTCGTCACGCTCCTTCTCAGCCTCCGGCAACTTATCCAATGCCGCCTTGATACGGGCCGAGTTCTTCAGCTGCTCCGTATAGTTCTTCAGGATTTTGATATTATGGCCATACAGTCGGCCTTCTTCAGAAATGCTTGCATGATATCCTGGTACTATCTGCTGAAGTTCCTCGATGGCCTTACGCCTGTTATTGACTGACAGCGTTTCATCTTCGACAGTCTTTCTTAACCTCTCAATCCTTGAAATCTCCTGCTTAGAATTGCGGTTAGCTTCTACTTCTATATCCCTCAGACGTTGTTGAGCCAGTGCCGCATCATTAGAAGAACGGGCAAACTTCACATACAATCCAATCAGGATAGTTGTAGCTGCAATGGCTGCACCCATCGGGTTCAACTTCAGTACTTTGTTGAAGAACGTCTGAGCTGCTGCCGCTGCCGTTATCTCTCCACGAAGCACCTTGTGTTTCAGGATGCTTGCAGCCAACAAAGCATCCTCAACTACTAATGCAGCGGCCTTTAGTTTTTGTACAGCCACAAAACGTAAAGACCAGAGATATTGTAACTTAACGGCAGTGTAATAACCAACCACTGCAACTGTCAGCGTCACCAACACCGTCTTGTATTTGATGACGAAATCAACGACTGTAGACAGGAACTTTAACAGCAAAGTGGTAGAAGAAAGAACGTGAGACATGACGGGCTGCAGCTTCTCGCCCAGTTCCACAGCCATCTCTCTTACACGCTTACGGGCCTTATCCAAACCTGCCTGTACCGTTGTATTCTGCACGTTGTATTCCTTGGTGACAGAGGTCGCTTCCTTGAAGGCTTTAGCCGCTTCCTCCTGTTCCCACTTCACCATATCCAGATTACCAGCCAGAGCAGAAATAACCTGTGCTGCACGGGCACCATTCTCGCCCATGTCCTTGAATACTGGAGCCAGTACATCGATGTTGCCCAGTTTGTTCAATGTATCAAGTAGCATGAGCAAGCCCTCGTTAGTACCCTTTGCCAATGCCTCCTTGAACTTCTCAGCATTCATGCCAGTTGCCTTGATGACCTTATCCTGCTGCTTGAACATATCCATAATCAGCTTGGAAACGGCGGTTGCTGACATTTCTACGGCTTGTCCCTGACTATCCAGCACGGCAGCAAAACCCATGATCTGCGGGATAGTCATCTCAGCCTGGGCACCAACGCCAGCCATACGTTTGGCGAAGTTGGCCAGATAAGGCGCCGATGCCGTACAGTTCTGTGAAAGCTCGTTGATGACAGAACCGACGGACAACAGGGCCTTTTCAGTACCAAGCCGTTCCTCGTCACCGAAGATGTTGGTCAACTTACTCAATGTAAGCGTAGCACCATCTCCTAACTCATCGAGGGCAACATTTATCTGGTCAGCTGCTTTCACGAAGCCCATGATATCCTCTTTCGATTCTTTACCCAATTTACCCGCTTCCTCTGCAAGAACGTTCAACTGTTCACGGCCAGTTCGGGTATCCATTTTCTTGAACTCCTCGTTCAAGTCCTCAACCTGTTCCTTTGTCATACCCGTGAACTTGCGGACATTGGCCATTTCTGCGTCCATGTCAGCAAAAGCCTTGACTGCTGAACGTCCGGCCATGATAAGGCCAGTAATGGCGGCAATCATTCCCATCAGGGTTGTTTGCCAGTCATTCATCTTGCGGTTGAAGCGGTCCCAGAATCCTTCACCCTCGATGAGGTCGGCATTAACACGGGCTATTTCTGCTTTTACCCGTCTGATGGCCTCGGCCTGACGGTTCCATTCCACAGTACCACGCTCTATGCCGTTTAGCTGTTGCTTCAAGGTGTGGAGCGTCTTGTTTAGTTCCTTTGGTGTAGCCTTATCCAGATTCTTCAGCACCTTTTCCACTCCGACAGTTGCACTTTCAATCTGTGCTATCTGGCGGTTGGTCTGCTTTAGTTCCTTCTGGAGTCGCTTCA